TCACAGTAAAAACAATCATATTTTAATAGTACATGTACTATCTTTATGTACTTTTTTTAAGTAAACTTTAAGATTAATATTTGAAAGATTTGGAAGAATTTCGAGATGACAGAAACGAAATACTATATATGTTACGAAAACGCTCTTAAACAAGATGAAGCTGAACTACTGCATAAATATTGGCAGCTTGATCAAAGCTCAGAAAATATTTATCGACACAAAGTGCAAGATTTAATAGGAATTCTTAACTTTGATAAGGAGAGCTACATTACTAAATTCGTTAAGGGCAATTGTTTCATTTCATCAAATTCACAAATCTTTAACTGCACGTCTTGCCAAATAAAATTTAATGCAAATTGCCGAACTGAGTTCAATAGTTTAATCAAAAGACTTCCAACAGTTTGCGACAATTGCAAAAAAGAAGAGATAAATCTCATAGCTTTAGAAAAAATAAATATCCTCGAATCCTCAATACAGAACCCCATATTTCCTGAATTTAGTTATGAAGATCTTCAATCACTTAATTATGTTGAGAAAATAATTTTGTTTGTTATGATTTCGGAAATGAATGTCAGCGAAAATGAACCTATCAACTTTTCGGAAGGGGAGCTAAATCTGACTGGTGTGACTGATATTGATAAGGATATATTATCATCATTATTTAATAAGAAAGCAATTTATGTTATCAAAGATGAAGACTACAACAACCTACCTTTGCTAATAGAAACGACAGAATATATTTACAAAAACAAAAAGCATTTAAATTCAGATAATATTAATTCAGTTAATTCATTTTTAAGTGCTTTATATGAACCTGGAGTATATTTTTTAAAACCTACTGACTCTCCTTCTTTTGAAGACTTCTTAGATAAACTTTTTGAGGATATAAATAATTATTTCATAACCAAAAAAGATATTGAAATTTTATCAGACCTTATAATTTCGATACTTTTATATCAATCGTATTACCTTGTTAACGAAGCTAAACAAGAGCATAAAATACCAATAGACATGAATATGAAATTGGATATAGTACTAACTAGTTTAGTAAAAAAATATCCGATGCCTGTTGTTTTTAATATTTTAAATTATCAAGCAAAAAATGTAGCCGCAAAGCTTTATTCTAATACAGCGATGCCATCATATATTCAAAATAAATTATATTGCAAATATATTGAAGAGTCTATTAATTACTTAAATAAAAACAATAAAATACCCTATCAAAAAAAGCTTCCAGACTATATGACCGGTTCAAAATTTGAATACTTCTCGAGCCACTATATTTTAGGTGACTTAATAAGCTGGTCTAGTTTGAGTGGGGATGAAATTATAGAAAGGTGGATTCATAGTGATACTATAAAAAAGATACAATAGATACCGTTTAAATCGAAATAAAAATTTTACGGACATTCGAAAATAATTTGAAGAAATAGTTATAAACGTTAACATAAAGTTTTATAAAATATAATTTGATGTGCCTATTGTTACGAAACCCGCCGCTAAATCTTATTTATATTCGGCCATCGATTCTTATTGCGAAATTGCACACAACTTACACACGCATAATTTTGCTAGATGCACAACGACGTCTTTATGTGCCGCACATCAGTTGCATTGATCTGCCCACCTAACTATAACAACCAGCAATCAGCGCAATTTTCGACCGGAATTAAATGCAAATGATGGGCGTTAAAACCGATACTACGTACAACTGAACCCAACTTTTTCAAGTTTCTATAAAGTTCATGCTTACCCCTAGCCCATGTATTTTCGACACACAGGTCAGAATTATTACGGGTTTCGATGATGTGACAGCCGAGGTTGCGGCGAATTCGCCCAACAAATCTCCCCCTCCTCCTCGCTCGAACCTCCCGCCTAAAATTGACTAACTGCTGAGTTTTGATTCTCGTACGCAAATCAAAATAACAAGAATACCCCCATGGCAATCATTCCTATCGACAAACACGGCGGCCAGCGCCCAGGCGCAGGCCGAAAATCCGGAACCGGACGCTTCGGCGAACCGACCCAGCCGGTTCGGGTTCCCGTCAGCCTGCTGCCTGACATCCAAACACTGCTTGATGCCCGTAAAGCAAAACCCGGTCAACTCATTAGCGATTTCGATGGCGTTTACACCCCAACCCGGTACCCGAGCAAACTGCCTTTGCCGCTATTCACCGGCAAAGTCGCCGCTGGCTTTCCATCGCCAACCGACGACTACATCGACAAAACCCTGGACCTGAACGAGCTGCTGGTGCAAAAGCCCGCTGCGACATTCTTTGCCCGCGCCCAAGGCGAATCCATGCTCGGCGCCGGCATTCACCCCAACGACATCCTGGTCGTCGATCACTCGATCGAAACGGTACCGGGCAAAATCGTCATTTGCGCCCTAAACGGCGAACTGACCGCCAAGCGCCTGGCACGGGAGGGCGAGCAATGGCAGCTGAAAGCGGAAAACCCCAGCTATCCCGATATTGTCATCCACGATAATTTAGAGCTGGTGATCTGGGGCGTAGTAACCAACGTCATCCATGCCCTGTAATGCAGCCGCTCATCGCCCTTGTCGACTGCAATAATTTTTACGTCAGTTGTGAGCGCGTATTCCGGCCCGATTTAAACGGCCCTCCGGTAGCCGTACTCAGCAATAACGACGGCTGCATTGTGGCCCGTAGCCAGGTCAAAGATTTAGGCATCAAAATGGCTGTACCCTTATTTCAGATACAGCATCTGGTCAATCAACACAACATCCAGCTCTTTTCGTCAAACTACGCACTCCGATATGTCGGCCAGGGTCATGTCCACCCTGGAAGAGTTCAGCCTCAGCATGGAAGCCTATTCCATTGACGAGGCGTTTCTTGATTTAACCGGCGTTTATCCTTGCACCCAAGACCCGATCGCTTACTGCCTGCGCATCAAAAAATCCGTATACCGGGCCACCGGCATTTCGGTCTGCGTCGGCATGGGGCCGACCAAGACCTTCGCCAAACTGGCCAACTTTGCCGCCAAAAAATGGCAGCAAACCGGCGGCGTACTGAACCTATCCGATCCGATACGCCGGGAAAAATTAATGAAGATCGTACCGGTGCAAGAAGTCTGGGGCATCGGTTCCAAAACCGCCGTCCGCTTGAACCGGCTTGGCATATTCACCGTCTGGGATTTGGCCAGCCGACCCGCCCAGGGCATTCAACAGCAATTCAACATCGTCGCGGCCCGCACCGTCATAGAACTGAACGGCATTGCCTGCCTGAATCTGGAAGACATAGCGCCCGACAAACAACAGATCGTCTGCTCGCGCAGCTTTAGCCGACAGCTGACCGAGCGCCACGAACTGTCCGCAGCCTTGGCCGAATTCTGCACGCGCGCGGCAGAAAAGCTCAGAAAGCAGTATTCTGTAACCGGCTGCATGACGATATTTATCAGAACCAACCCATTCAACCCGCAAGAACCTCAATATCAACGCTCAGCCAGCGCCAAGCTCGATACAGCCACCCAGGACACCCGAACAATCATCGCCACCGCCAACCGCCTGCTCGAAGAAATTTACAAGCCCTGCTACCGCTACCATAAATACGGCGTGCAGTTGAGCCATATCCAACCGGACAATCAGCCCGGCCAAATCGACTTGTTCGACTTTGCCGATAACAGCCTACCTGCGGAAAATCGGCCATTGATGAAAGCGATCGATCAAATCAACCGGCGATTTCCGAAAGGCATTGCCGTGGCCGCCACAGGTTTCGATAAAACATGGAAACCCAAGTCGGAACGAATATCGCAACGCTATACCACGGATTGACGGGAGTTGGTCGGGGTCAAATGAATTCAATAGTTAGATGAAACGGGTTAGGCGCAATCGATTTCGCTTTTACGCCTTACCCATTGAAGACCGTAAGCATATGCTCGCATAACTTTCAGCTTTAGCTGACATACAACTACAGTGTTTAGCTGTATAAAGCCCAGTGGTCTGGCGACATCTTATGTTAGTTATAAGTTAGTCTCTTGGTCAACCAGATTGCCTACCCACATCATTAATAAGGAGTGACATTGAAAATTTTATACGAGCAATTACTGGTTAATGAGTTACGCAAGCTAATGGATGCGTCAAAAGAACGTATATGGATTGCATCACCATATATTGGAGGTATTTGTGCAATTTCTCGTATATTAGGAAATAGTTGGCGAACAAGCCCGAAAATAAGTATCAGACTTTTGACCGATTTAGATGAATGTTCGCAAATTTCATTTGAAACACTTGAAACTTTCTATAAATCAGGATCAATTCAAACACTTCGTGGACTTCATGCCAAAATATACATCATTGATGATTCAGTCATTATTACCTCTGCCAATCTAACTGAAGCTGCGTTTAGTAGAAGATACGAAATGGGTGTCCTTCTACAAGATCAAGAAGCAAAAGAAGCAATTGCACAGTTTGACTTATGGTGGAAACAAAAATCGTCCTCTGTTTCGCTCAAGATGATAAAAAAAATTAAATCAAAGTGCGCACCCGAATCCACCGAGCCGCGAGATGGAAGTGGTCTTGACACTTTGTGGAATCTGCCTCCCTCCCTCCAATAAAGGATAAGTCAACCTCGTCCGGTCAAGGAAAGCTCCAAGATTTCGACTATTTTGTCGCATGTTATAAAGACTTATCTGATATTTACAGCAGTCACCAGAGAATATTACCGAGCCTCCCAATCTTTCTTGAGATAGATGGCTTGCTTGACTATCTTTTTCATCATGATGATCAGCCCTCAAAGAAGTACGCTCGAACGGCTGATAATGCTCTCTTACCGCCGCGAACAATAAAAAATATTGAGGGAGAAATTATTCGTTGTGCGAAAAAGTACAAAAAATGGGTGGACGCTGGGCATGATATTTCATGGAGATGGGATAGATCGCAGATAATCCAGAGTAGTCTTAGTCCCGAAGCAGTTTTTAAGATAAACAGGAAGGGTCTCCTGGAAATCTTAGGCTGCCTTAATTGCATGAACACCCGCATGAAGATGACGATATAAAAATGAGAATGGTGAAATGCAAAAAGGCATTAAAGTATTTTGGTAATTCAAGTGTTCAGGAATTGGTGGGGTTTTATTCCCCTGAAAAGTATCCGCTAAGGAACGGGAATTCCAATGCTGGTTTACGATACTTCGGTTACGATATTTCCATTTAGCATCCAAAGTCACGAGTCCATATAGAGCGTGCGGAGTCCAAGCTACAGGTTATTGGACCAAAGCCATATTTTGATTTTTAGCTAGTTTCTTTAAAGCATCCAGATATTGGCGGAGCGAATTGTTGGGCCTTTCGTTAATGATGCTGGCCAAAGCCGACAGCAACACTCTCAGGTCGTCGGCTTTTTCGATTTGCATGGCAAAGTGCAAAGCATCGTTGGCTATTAACATCGTGATTCATAAGCAGATACCTTTAAAATTGATAACCGAATTAAGCAACTTCGTTACTTTATCAAAAAACTTAATCTAGATCGGGCAACAGCTTTTCGTTGCCCGACATTTTGATGTATGTGAATGTCGAGCATAAACAGCTTGCCCAGCTTACGTGACTCCGTACCACAGCCCAACCAACTTAACGCATTTATGATATGCTTTATCTATAAAATTTATAACAGATAGGCATTATTAAAAACTATGAAATATAAGATCATTGATCTATTTTCAGGTGCGGGTGGATTGACGCTTGGTTTTACCGACCCAAGATTTTGCGGCGGGTTTGAGTGTATATTTGCCATTGATAATGATCCGGCGGCTGTAAAAACTCATAACGCAAATTTGGGCGAACACAGTCTTTGCACGAATATCGAAGAGTGGTTATCAAATAAACCCGTTATACCGGAAGCCGACATTGTAATCGGTGGCCCCCCATGCCAAGGATTCAGCTTGCTCAACAAAAATCGGCACGGCGATGAGCGGCGTGTTCTTTGGGAGCCGTTTATGGATATTGTCGAGCAATCTAAAGCTAAAATTTTCGTGATTGAAAATGTGGACGGCCTATTAAAATCCGCGGAATTCGACAAAATCCAAAAACGCGCTCAAAAAAATGGTTTCAATGTGCAAGCTGGCATACTTAATTCCGCAAATTATGGCGCACCGCAAACACGTCGCCGCACTATTATTGTCGGTTGTAAATCGAACAGTATTCCGTACCCCATAACGTTCCCTCCCCAGCAAACGCACTCCGCCCCCGGCACGAACGACAATTTACCCGATTGGTTAACAGTGCAGAAAGCTATCGGTGATTTACCGGAACCCATTGGTACGGAAATTCGCAAATGCAATCCACCGCTGGACTTGCACTTCGGAAGAAATCCAACACCCATAAGCTTGGAAAGATACAAGACAGTACCCCCCGGAGGGAACCGGTTCGATTTGCAAAAAAACGCACCTCATATTACCCCGCAATGCTGGATTAGAAAAAAAAAGCGGCGGGACGGACTTGTTCGGAAGACTTTGGTGGAACAGACCGTCTGTAACCATTAGAACCGAGTTCTTTAAACCGGAAAAAGGTCGTTATTTACATCCGGAAAAACATCGCCCGATAACACATAGGGAAGCGGCCCGCTTAATGGGCTTCCCTGATGACTTCATTTTTTACGGCTCAAAAACGGAAATAGCACGCCAAATTGGAAACGCAGTTCCTCCGCCATTGGCCGGGGCTATTGCACGGGAAATAAAAGCGGTTTTGGATGCCTCGCAAGTGGCGGCTGCCTAACTATAGGGAATTAAAAATATGGCGAGGCGGTCAAAACCGGCAAACCCTGAAACGTTGAGACAAGAGCTTCTTGAGCTCATCATTAACTTTGAAAAAAAGCTTTTAGAAGATGACCTGCGTTCAAAAGTTATTGCTCTTGTACCGGCATGCCGTGTCTTACGCGACCTTGGCAGCTCTCTAATACCGGTTAAAGAAGCCAAAAGTGCAAGGGACAGAATCTTAGCTTATTTCCGGCATTATCCGGGAGTTGTTATTTCCGGGGAAGAATTATCGGTAGTTGCCGGAATCAATGATTGGCCCAGGCGTGTACGGGAACTTCGGGTTGAATTCGGGTGGCCGATAGCGACCGGCGTCACCATCAATCAAATTTTAAAAGAGGCTGACGAAGCCGGCCAAACGGAAGAAACAAAGGCGCTACAGCAAATGTCGCCTGATGATTATATTCTTCTTGAAGACAGACAGGATCGTGATGCGGCTTATCGTTGGAAGCTCGCCAATGATATTCGAAAACAAAAGGTCGGTGCGCGAGACAAAATACTTCAATTTTTACGGGAAAATGTCGGCGTTTCCGTCAGCGGGGAAGAAATAAGTTATGTCGCCACTATTGCAGATTGGCCGAGACGCGTCAGGGAACTTCGCACAGAATACGGTTGGCCCGTAGTAACAAAACAAACCGGGCGTCCCGATCTGCCGGTCGGCGTTTATTTGCTTGAAATGGATCGCCAAGCGCCGGTACATGATCGTTTGATTCCGGACCCTGTCCGGGTCGCGGTATTAAGAAGAGATGCTTATCAATGTCTACATTGCGCTTGGCATATTAATGAGTGGAACAAAGCCGATCCTCGTATTTTAGAGCTACACCATAAAAAACACCATGCCAAAGGCGGCGACAATACGGCGGAAAACTTAATCACCCTCTGTAATATCTGCCACGACGAAATTCATAGACAAGAACGTAGTTCTTAAAAGATGATGGCCGATACACTGACACCCGAACAGCGCCGGCGCTGTATGTCAAATGTGCGTAATCAAAACACCGGTCTGGAAATGAAATTAAGGCGGGCCTTATGGAAAACCGGCTTGCGCTATCGGGTCAATTCCAAACTACCCGGCAAGCCGGATATAGTTTTCCCAAAACGAAAGTTGGCTGTTTTCGTTGATGGTTGTTTTTGGCACGGTTGCACTATTCATGGCACAAAACCGGAAACCAATGCCGAGTTTTGTCAAACGAAAATCAAGGTGAATATGGAAAGGGACCTTCGAATCACATCGCAGCTTACAGATCTGGGATGGACAGTCATCCGAGTTTGGGAGCATGAGATTAAAGAATGTCTTGCTGTAGTCATTCAAAATATCACCGAGTCACTGAATAGTGTGTAGGTTGGGCCGACGCAAGGAAGCCCAACCGAAACTACATGACTGGCAGGCATTTTTGAGCCATGCAATAGGCTTTTTCAAGTATAATGAAAAATAAGTTATCATTTCATAATTGTTGCATGATGATCATCGTTAACATCATGTTTGCTTCTCAGTAATTCTATTTCTGAATAATCACAAGTCTCATGTTGGATGCCGAAAACTGTAACTTAACAGAACTGGAACCGGAGTTGCCCGAACCAGGCGAGCCGGAAGGCAATTTACTGGATCAAGTTATGGAGCCGTTTAACCCGGCTGAAATTAACATTGTCGTTGAACCAAAATCATTGGATACGCTGATTGAGCGTATAACACATCAAGAAATCGACATGAATACCGATTTTCAGCGACATGCCGATCTTTGGGATAATCAGAAAATGAGTCGATTGATTGAATCCGTTTTAATCAGATTCCCGTTACCAGCTTTCTACTTTGATGCGACAAATAATGAGAACTGGTTGATTGTTGATGGTTTACAACGTTTATCAGCCATTCGTAAATTTGCGGTCGAAAAGAAACTGCGTTTAAGTGGATTGGAGTTTTTAACTGATTTAAACGGTCAAACTTATGATCAATTACATAGGACGTACCAACGCCGTATTAAAGAATGTCCAATTACGGTGTATTTAATCAAACCGGGTACACCTGACAACGTCAAATACAGTATTTTTCGGCGCATCAATACCGGAGGACTTACCCTAAATAATCAGGAAATCCGTAATGCGCTTGCTAAACCCGACGACAGGCGTTTTCTAGAAAAGCTTGCCTCCCATTGCTTGATGAAAACTATGCTGGGCGATTTATCCAAACGTATGAATGATCAAGAGCTGGTATTGAGGTTCTGGGCTTTTTATCGTTTCGATTACCTAGACAAAACAAATAAAAAAGAAATGGCTTTATTTCTCGATAAAGCAATGAATGAGCTAAGAACAGGTGACGCTAGTTACCGAAAAGAATTTGAGCACATCTTCGAACTTGCAATTCAACGCTGCCATATCTTATTGGGTGAAAAAGGTTTTGAAAAAGGTCTTGTAAAGGTTAATGGCAAACAAGCCAAGAACTCAACACTTTTTGAGGTATGGATGGTTAGTTTTGCCCGGCTAACAACGTATGAAGCTCATATCTTGGAAAACAACATTACTGAGTTTAGAAAAAAAGTTTCAGAATTAATCAACGACAGCGATTTTTTTAAAGCTATCTCGTACTCAACCCAGAAAAAAGAACATGTATCTATACGTTATAATAAAGTTAGACATCTTATAGATCATTTTGTATTTGGTGATATATGATTGAATTTATCGGCATAAAGCGCTTTAAAACCTTGCTGGAGGCTAGCTTTCCATTAAGTACGCTTAATATTTTTTCTGGTCTTAATGGTATGGGTAAATCGTCAGTTATCCAAACTTTGTTATTACTGAGACAATCTCAGGAACGTATGCTTTTGATTAGGAAGGGCTTGTTACTAAACGGTGATTATGTAGAACTGGGTACCGGGCAAGACGCAATGTCCATATACAGCACAGATGAAAATATAGAAATACTCATAAAATGGCAAGAAGCGGAACAAGCTGAACATTTTAAATTCGATTATCAACCTGATTCGGATTTGCTGCCATTATCTGATCTACAATCATTCGAAACAGATGATTTCGAAACTAAAGTAGCTCAAATCTTACCACGAAGTCTATTATTCGCGTCCTTAAGTTTATTTAATCGAAATTTCCATTATCTCAGTGCCGAACGATTAGGGCCGAAAAGCCATCACGCCCATTCAGACTTTCATATCAGAGACTTAAATGCTCTTGGTAATCATGGCGAATACACTGTGCATTTTATAGCGGCTCATGGCTCTCAGGAGCTAAGCTTAGCTACACTAAAACATGAAAAGGCTTTATCAAATACGCTATTAGAAAACATTGAGGCTTGGATGTCGGAAATCACTCCCGGATTACGAATTAAGGCTACCGCCATGCCGGAATATAATACAGCAACATTAAGTTACGCTTTTGTACAGGGTAGTGATGTTACTGCTTATTTTAAACCGCAAAATGTAGGCTTTGGCTTAAGCTATGTTTTACCGGTTGTAACTTGTATTTTAAGTGCTAAACCCGGTGACCTACTAATCATTGAAAACCCAGAATCGCATCTGCATCCCGCTGGGCAAGCCGTAATAGGGCGCTTGTGCGCTTTAGCAGCTGCATCAGACACTGTGCAGATTATTGTAGAATCCCATTCTGACCATTTTTTAAATGGGATCAGAGTAGCGGTAAAGGAAAGTTTAATTAGTAAAAATTTGGTCAAGCTGTTCTTCCTGCAAAGAAGCGCAACCGGATTTAATCATGAGTCAGAAGTACTTTCTCCTAACATTGATGATCAAGGCCGGATAGACCAATGGCCTGATGGTTTTTTTGATGAATGGGATAAACAATTGGATATATTACTTTGAAGGATATTTTGTTAACGATTAGCTCTAGTCATTGATTGATAGCGTATCGGTTCAAAAATATTCACTTATTTAATTAGATCATTATGTCGCTGGCCCTGATATTTAATCACCACTCTTTGCCGTTTGTTAATGCACCAGATGCCAATGTCGGAATTGCCAAATTTATTAATACCTTTCATGAATGTCAGCGGTTTGGTTATGGTTTGCTTTGGGTTGATGAAAACCGAATAAATCAGGTGTTTGATATTGAATTATCGGCAAACTATTTTATTCGCGACTGGTTTTCATGGGCAAAAAGTCAAGGTCAGTATATTGATTTAACACGAAAATTAAGAAGCATACAAACTCTTAAGCCATTATTCACACCAACTGCCTATCAACAAACTGATAACCAGTTAGAGGTAGGGTTTGCTGATCAAAATCAAGGCTCTTCTGTACTGTTGGCTACTTATCATTACCAGACCTTTTTAATCAGCTTTGCCAGTGATTCAGTATGGACCGCCGCTTGGCTGAATGTTTGGGTGTTGGATCTGGATAGTGATGAGCAGCAAACCCGATTACCTAATTTATCTGACGATATTAGTCTGATCGAGCATCAGGCAAGTCTAAAACAAATTCGAAATACCAGATTGGCTGATGGTAGATCCATTTGGGATAGCAGAAAGCAATTCTTCCCTTATTTGGTCTTTCTTGATAATCCAATTGGGTGTCAACTTAAAACTTGGTCGCATCGCCAAGATGTTTTAGACAAAGCAAGAGATTCCCTGGTGGCAATGAATAACTTTGTTGAAAAATGGCGAAATAATGTTTATCTGGATTATAGACATCAGTTTCTTTCAGCATGCGACTTGGCAGCTGAAGTCAGCGGTGAATCGACTTCCGTCAATAACGATAGCAAAAAGAAGGCGGAAAGAGAGTTCTTTTTGCCAATGGGTAGAAAAGTTTATTGCGAAAATCATGTAAAATTACCAGATGGTTTTCGTATGCACTTTTATCCAGATTCAGCTACTAAAACTATTTATGTCGTCTACTTAGGGACGCATTTGACCTTATAAACCAAGTAGTTTCTGACAAATACAGCGCTGCCAACAACTCATAAAAAACATCAATCTATGCGTTTTTACCAGAAATTTGCAATGGGTCGATTTGGCACAATCAATTCCCGCGGTAGAAACCTTAAGGCGTAATACACTATCACCATCTCAACCTCTGCTTTACTCCATCATCTTACCCATTGACAGAAAACAACCAGCAAGCTTATCAGCTCCTGCGCTGGCAAAATCCAGTGCCGGGATTGGCGTCCTGAATATCTGCGGCATAGCCGCATTCTTGCGGTTTTTTTGTGTCTAGCGTTCAGCTACCTATTATGACGGGCTGGCCGGACGCAGGTACCGGTACGCCAACTTCGTTCAGTCCGTCACCCAATGATTGGCGTCATTGGTGGCGGGTTTATAACCTGTTAGGAGATACCTGCATGAACAATTCATTAAAAACTCTCGCCAACCCCTTTCAATTTGCCGACCTCGACGTTCGCACCGCTATCGATGAGCATAACGAGGTGTGGTTTTGCGCCAAAGATGTCTGCGATATTTTAGACATTACCTGGAACGGCAGCACCCTCGGAAACATGCCGGAAAAGTGCAAACTTATGCTGAAACTCCGCACCAGCTTCGGCGAAAAGGACACCAATTTCATCAACGAAGCCGGGCTTTATCGGCTGATCTTTCGCTCTAACAAACCCAAAGCGGAACAGTTCGCAGACTGGGTCTATGAAGAAGTGCTGCTGGCGATCCGCAAGCACGGTTTTTTCGGCGCCCTCCCCGCCAAAGACTACATCGCCGTGGTTAAGCAAATTTCCCAGTTAACCGATCAGCTCACCGACACCAAAAACGCCTTTACCCATCAACTGCTGGTTAAGCCCTTGCGTAACCTGTGCAACATGGCCGGTCACCCGATGCCCGATATTAAGCTGATCAGCCAACAAATCGACCAGTTGGACCTATTCGCAGGTGCCGATCATGAATAGCGCACCCGAAGGCGGCCTAAACAACAAACTGCAATACGCCATTCATGCCCTGGACGGCATCAACCACGGCATCACCGCCGCCCTTGGAAACCCACAGCGCCATCACGCCGATGCAAATCTACTGCATGCTGAACCTAGTCAGCGGCGCGTTGACAGAAAGTTTGGCGGAATTAGGCGAAGAGCAGTAATTTTTTTCTTGTGTCCTGGGGCGGAGTCAATCCGTCCCAGGGCACTCAAAATCAGTGCACTAAACTTCCCCACCTCTTCCCAGCCTAAAGACGAACCCTACATCTTTAAGTAAAAATTCAGGCAAATTTCAGCTTTAGCCGACATACACCGACTGTTTTTAGGGGTATAAGTAAATTGCATCTAACATAAAACTATAAAAACAAAAGCTGTAAGGGGATTCGCCTTTTGGCAATCTACCGCAACTTCGGCAGGCTGTCATCGGCGTTGTGCGTGTGTGGCGGTTTACTATGCGAAACTGCCTTACAGTTGCGTGTGAATGTCGGGCATAAACAGCATGCCCAACGTGGCTTTACGTAAAGAAGTAAGAAATATCACTTTAATGACTTTCACAAGGAGATTTCAATGTCAAGTCCAATTACCGATGAAATAGCAGCAAAAGATGCAATTTATGCAATGCTGGCCTGTAACTGTTATCACGAAAAAAGCAAAACACATTTTCCTGTCGAGAAGCTTGATTGGATTTTAGTTGATCGAGATGGTCATCCGACTGATGAACCATCGAAACAAGGATGGTTTACGGGCTTTGCTTATGATATCTATGAGAATTCAAAGTCCAATAAATCCGTCATTGCGTTTAGAGGCACAGACAGTAAACAAGACTGGATAACGTCCAATTTTGCGATTCCATTTTCGATACCTTATAAGTCAGCAATTAAAGCAGTTAGGCAATATGTAGAAAAAAACGGCTCAAGAGATTTAGTTGTTATAGGGCATTCTTTGGGCGGCGGATTAGCACTTAGTGCCTCAGTTCATCAAGGCGTCCCTGCTATTACCTTTGATCCATCCCCTAGAATATTCGATGGGTTAGGTGATCATCACGAGCCTGCACTTAGAGTAATTATTTATCAAAAAGCAGAAATATTAGAAAAATTAAGAGAAAAATGGGATACAAAAGCATATGACGTCGTAAAAAGTGAAGATGTGTATGAATGCAATTATAATTTTGGCGAAAATAATGATCATCGTATTGATATTTTGGCTGAAAACCTGGCAAAACAGGGCGTTAGATCAAACCCAAAACTACAACCTATTCTTGATGCTTTGCCAGCCAAACCCATCCCTTAAATGGGACGCGCTAAAGCTGTAAGACAATGGGATGGACTCGCCTTTAGGCAATCCTCCGCAACTTCGGCAGGCTGTCATCGGCGTTCTGCGTGTGTGGCGGTTTGCTATCGCGAAACCGCTTTACAGCTTTTTAAGTTTTCTAATCGATTTACAGGTGAGTTTATTGAAAAATAAACCTCTTTAAGTGTCTACTTTACGTTAACGATTTATAAGGGGGAAGGATGAGTACAAAATCACTGGCACGACAGATCGCGATAGTTTTGCTCGGAATCGTGGTGCCCTCAGCTGTATTAATTCAGGCTTACCTCAGCATTGCATCACTTTCTAGTAACGTTAGTTACACACATACCACCAACGACCTAGCTAATACATTTATTAACGCCAAAAAATCCATCTCTGACGGTAACGATTATTCATTGTTTTCATTAAAGCTGTAAGGTGGATTCGCCTTTAGGCAATCCACCACACTGCGACAGACTATAATCGGCGTTTTGCGTGTGTGGCGGTTTGCTATACGAAACCGCCCTACGAACTAAGTGCGTAGGTTAATGGGCTGACGTAGAAATCCCAACGGATTGGAGCCGATAAGTGTTGGGCTACGTTTAGTTTAAATCTGTGGGCTAGGATAAGTTTTTCCTGATAAATAGATAGCTATGCATAGATTATTGCTGGTGCCTGACAGGGTTAAACAAGTTTAATAACTTATTATTTTTTAATGATCAGTGAGGAAAAGCTATGTCTCCAGAAGATGTTAACCAAGTTCTTGGTCTGTTCAAAGATTTCATCCTTCGCTATGGAATAACGCTGGCGGGGATAGGAACGTTTTCAATGGCGCTGCTAGAGGCATTTAAGTCCCTATTCAGTTGGCGCGACCGCTGGCATAGATGGAAACTCTGTGAGTGGGTGAATAGTGTAGAGTGTCCTCCGTGGGCTATTGGGGAAACTGGAGATGAGTTATTGGCAACCAAATCTGCATTTCATTACAGAGTTTATACCCAGTTGATTCTGCTCACAACAGGACAAAATGTGGACGCTGAGGAGATGGACAGGGGATTTGAAGTCATTCCCTGGGATATTTCACAGAGCAACGCGTTGTTCGCCCTAGAGTTGGAAAAATTGATGGGGCAAGTGCAGGATGCGGCTGATATGGCGCTAGGTCATCCCCATAAATATAAAGAATTGTATTTGTTCCTGACTGCGGATGGGGATGTCGATGACATTAAATACTGGGGTAAGTGGGCGCAATTACCTCCCGTATCAACCGATGAAGATCCAGTGGTAGCCAAGCATCAAGCTGATACTTATTCAAGCATTCGTCAGTTCATCCGGCGCAGGCTTGATGCATTCCAACTTACCACAAGCTACCGGTGGCAGACGATCAATCAAATTGCTTCGGTAGTTCTGGGGTCGGTTCTGCTTTTTGCATCGCTCGTTTTTCTCGACAAAAATAATAATACTGATACCAACTGGTTCGTTTTAATTACTATTTCGCTGATGGGTGGAATCATAGCGCCCATCTCCAAGGACTTGGTAGTGGCTCTACAAAGGATGCGCAACGGTGGCTAGGTTCTGTCACATGCCACGTGGCTATGGACAGGACAGCCAAAGCCAAATACCTGGGCTCGTCCTTTCACTTCGTGAACAACTGGAAGGTGGAAATTTACGGAAAGACGTCAATCAGAATCCATTACCCGACAAATATGCACGAATCGAAGCTGTTGTGCTTGTTCACGGCTTTAACAACCATTCTGGCGAGGCAGCGGAGGCATACCTTGGTTTCCGCTCACGTCAATACACACTTGCCTCGCAATCGCCGCCCGCCTTAGAAAAAGAGCTCACTGATGTTTTCTGGCCAGGCGATGCGTCAGGATGGGGTCTGTTCGATCTGGCAGATGCAGCAGTTTATCCGGCAGCTGTCGGGGCAGCGAAGGCTGCGGCACTCCGTTTGGCCAAACATCTCCGCTCGATGCCAAATTTGCGCAAAGTTCATTTTATAGGCCATTCACTCGGATGCCGGTTAATTCTGGAGACGATTGACGATCTCAGGCTGAATGGAGGGCCAACGGTAGACAAGGTTTGCCTGATGGCGGCAGCCGTTCCTGTGTTTAAGATCCAATCAATCGGCTCTCTAGCCAAGGCAATGGAACATGCCAAAAATGTGCGGATTTTATATTCTGAAAACGATTGGGTTCTTAAATATACCTTTCCCGGAGGGCAAACTCTTGCTTCAGGAGATGAGGGGCGTTTCCCCACCGCCCTGGGTTTAACACGTCTCGCTTATATTACTGGTCGGACCGAACAGGTTAATATCTATGGTGCTGGTCATAGCGATTATTGGGGGCATCCAGATTCGAAGGAAGATAAGCAAGATAAAAGGAACGCAAAGAAACAAGCGGCAGCCAGCATTGCCAGTTTTTTTAACTTTGGGCGATCGTCAAGATCTTTCGCCGCTCGAGCACCAAGTGCTGCTCCGCGCACAATCACTGCTGAGCCACGTATGTCAGATAATTCCCGAAATATTAGGTGAAGCCAAGCGACTTATGCTCGTAAGCAGTTTAGTGTTTTCCTGTTTCGTGGCAGACGCGGGCGGTTGAGATCAATCGGTATTGATTTACCAAAATATGCCCCATCACCAAACTATTAGATACAAAGTTACAAAAAACCGAAGACACAATTTTATTCTCAACTTAATAGGGGATTAGTTATGAATAAGTACTCTACGCAATGCGGCAAACTAAATAAACAAATTGCGGCAGCGTTCTGTTTTGTGGTTTTGTCCTCGTTTACAGGATGTGGAACACCTAAAAAAAACTCGGTTGAGGCTCTACCCGCAACACAATCCACAATTCCCATGCCCACCATTGGCATGCCCAAGCAATCCATAAACGATTTCGGGTTGCCGGCTAAAATGGCCCTATTCGCTTACGGAGAAAAATTCAAGAGCATTTCGGATTCACTCCCGAAGAATAGTAATGGCCTCTTGGTAGAGCTTTTCGAAAAATACAAAGAAGCTCGTTGCTCCAATCAAGCATGCTCGGAAGAAGAGATTCAGAACAAAGTTGCATGTTTGTTTCAAGGCAGACAGTCTACAAAGAATTTTCCGAGTGACAATGAACTCAGAAGCCAGCTAATCCGACTTGCTATAAACAAAACTGCCGACGAAATAGGTCCCCTCACCCTGAAGGAGCAGGAAGAAGCCGTCAGGTTGCTGGAATCCGGGGAGTTTTATCAGGACATAGCCGGATCTCTGGCCGCTGTATATCGCGTAGTTCCAGAAGTACCTCTCAAGCTCATTCAAGGGCTTCCGCAAACCGTCGTCGAATCACCGGAATATCTTAACGCTCTCGCCAAGGACATCCTGGATGTAAGCAATAACAAAAGGGTGGTCGATAGTTTCTTGGGTAAACTAAAATTATGGGACTCCTCCGGCAAAAAACTGCCTAAGTCTCGCCCGAAAATTCTGAGCAATACGTTGGCACAGGTTTATAAAAATCCTGGCACAAATGGCATAGCCGGTGTCATAACTGCTTTGATAGCGCCTGAAAACAAGTCGCTTAGATTGGCTATCATTGTTTATGCGCGTGTCAATGGCATTAAGATTTCAAACGAAGATCTCGATGCTTTGATAGCTGGTCCGCTGAAAACAACGAATCCCGATTTGGAACCTTTGCTGGAGCAAGCCATCGCGTCGATGGAAAAACAGTATGGCATTGACGAGGCAAAGCAGAGGTTGAGTTCGATGAGCCTTAAAGACAATTCCAAATGCGAAAATAACCAAGTCCAGTAGTATGACCAGTTTTACCTGCCCCTCCTCTATCCTTCCGCTACGAGAAAGAGGATGGCTTCGGCTTTTTGCATAAGCCTATGATTCTAACTTAGGAGATAAATTCTATGCGAATATTATGTCGTGATAGTGTCCGAGATTCCAGTCACGGAGCTGCAGTTTCAGAGTTTAATTACAAAATATGGCGCCGAAGATTCAGAGCTTTGCTACTTGCTTTCACGTCAAGCCTGATTCTCGGTGGATGCACTCATGGCCTGGCCCATCAACAGGCTCCCAAAGATTACAAGCTCGACAAGATTTCCTCAGAGTCCGTTACTACAGCCAATGGGGACATTGAGCATGACGTTTACTTCTTTCCCGGCCCTTCGAAACAGGCTCCGCCAATATTACTTTTGCACGAGTTACCGGGATTATCACCCAATACTTTGTATTTCGCTGAAACCTTGTCCAAGGACTTCAATGTTTACGTTCCCCTTTTATTTGGCTCCCCCAATCAGGAAAATACATTTTTTGGTACTTTGGCTTATCTGTTCAATGGCCAATGGTCCGAGCAAGCGAGCCTGATGGGTAGCCTTCCCATTACCGAGTGGGCTTCGGCGGCGATCGACCGGATAAAAGACCATCATCCAGGACAATCTATCGGCGTTATCGGAATGTGTCTAACCGGCGCTATGCCTTTGTCCTTACTCGATCATAAGGAGGTCAAAGCAGTTGTGCTAGCCCAACCCACCTTGCCGATTTTCGGAAAGGAAGATGATCTTGGCATATCGGCAAAAGAGTGGGAGATCGCGAAACACCGGGCCGATGCCGGCGATATCCATGTTTATGGCGTGCGATTCAGGTATGACACCATCGCGAAACGTGCGAAGCATAGCCGATTGAAAAGGGAACTCGGGGAAAAGACTTTCCTGGACCGGGAGATTACGTCCCAGGAATATTGCAATAAAGATGCGGACGGGAATTATACCGATTGCCCTAAATCACACTCGACTCTGACCTATGGGTGGTCACCAGACTTCCCGGACAATCATCCCATGAATGTGCGCCGTTTCGAAGTACGGGATTTTTTTTAAAACTTGGTTGATCCAGGCCGAAGATGTAAAAGGCAAATAGCTGGATGAAGCCCGTAGGATGTTCTGAAAAAAGTGATGCGTTTCGTACCTTAGCAAGTAGCCTGTATGAAGCGTAGCTCGTAGGTCGGGCAACATCTTTTCGTTGCCCAACATTTGATAAATATGAATGTCGGGCATAAACAGCATACCCGACCTACGTAACTACGTAACTACGTAACTACTTGGATGATTTTAGGTATGGTTGCCAATTACCTATGGGATTCGTTTCGTGCTGGCAAGTCCTTCGTGGACATAAAGCTTCCAGAACTACTAATTCCATTGTTGGTTTCACCGATAATTTTTATGGGATCTACTCATTGTGGCCGGACAAGAAAATCTCATTTGCCTTAAACCTTGTGGCATTCCAAAACGGGTTTTTCTGGCAGATTGTTTTTAGTAAAGCTGGGCCTATAAACAATACAAAAGTCTAACATTAACTCAATCAGAGTTCAGCCATAAGGCAGTGTTTGTTTTTCAGCTTCCCGGTGCCGCCTCTGGTTAGCTCTATGTTGGTTAGTTAGTTCATTAAAGAGGTGCATGTGAGTAGGGAGGGGGGAGAAACAGGACAAAGTACAATGGGGAAAAATGGCCTGAAAGCCCCGTAAATACTGAGAAACATGGAAAAATAAAAAATTCTTGAATTCCGGATGAATTGAGGTAAAAACGAGGAAAATTCGGGAGGAAAATAGGATAAATTAGCTCAGGAGTTAGGGTGTTTATCCCTATTTAAATGCCGTTTATTCAATCATCGAACGCGCTTTAAAACGCGTACCAAATGATCAGCAGTTACATCAGCAACCAGTTTTTGATCAGATGCAGGAAAACCAACTAGAGGTCTTTTCGGCAGTCCCGGATGATTAACCCGCTTACTAACGATACCTGCAAATGCCAATACTGCTTTATGTTTTGGCACGATAGTGTATGGGTCGGTTCCAAAATGGTGCCAGACAGCTTTTTTAGCTTCAAATGTGCCATCAAAACCCAGTCGTAATGAATCACCATGAACTTGATAATGGAATGCTTGTAGCATTGCTCCAGAATCATTGAGAACTCCACTGCGACTAGACCTGATTTTGTGAGCGGTTGCAATGCTCATTGACTTTGATTTGCGGAATGACTCGTCCTGTTTTTTCCACACAGCACTGCCTAGGGTTAATGGCGATAACGGTTTCCATGGCGTTCCATCTGGTGCCAGTCCCTTGTCATGACGTTCCCGATTTACCCGCAGTAACGACTCACCCATACTTCCCAGCATCTCCTGCGGCGTAGCGATTTCTCGCCGGACTGCTTCCATCACGCGCTTAAGATGATCCGCTTTAAATTCAATCTCAAATTGCATAATCGTTTACCGCCTATATAATAAAGATATGGTGAAGAAGCTGCGGTTCTGCATAACCCTCAAATCTGAACCATTGACCCGGTTTATGCAGGAACCGGGTTTTACTTCTTATAGACCAGCCTACCATTACGCTGCTTATCAAAGTATTCCTGGCGCAATGCCTCGGATGGTTGATTTGTCATGAATGCTGTCGACCCCGTCCACCCTGTTCTACCCCATTCAAATACCGATACACCATATTCCGAAAAACCATCAAGCTCAAAAGCCCGCAGATAGCGACGCTTTAAACGCCACCGACCATTATCTTGATGGTCTTTTACCCATACCCACCAAATCTCATCAGGCTCAATCAGCGTCATGGCCAGTAGATTGATGTATTTAAGTCTTTCAGCCTTTTTAGCACTAGACAGCCACTTAAAATCTCCCTTTCCATCTTGAAATAGCGCCTTAGTTACTGCCAACGTACTTCCCGCTGCATCGGTAAATGCTCCGCCTTGTTCCATAGTTGCTCCGAAGACTTCCAAAAAGTCTTGCACAGCCACTTCCGGCGCCGTATCGGCGGGCAACAGGATATGAGCTGGTACTTTAGTGGGCTTGGGCGGTAGTGGCGGGTTAAAACCCGTTGGCCACGGCTCGCCACGTTGTTTTAGCACCGCATCGTAACCCTGCAAAGGCGGCACAGTATGGGGTTCAAGAAAAGCTTTGCCTGGATTATAGGCAAAGCCTGGGTCAATACCCTTAGGCACCCACACTGTGCGCGGATTACTGCCGTTTTTACCGATAACTTTCTCCTCCATTTCGATAGGAGGTGATTGATCGGGACCGGACAGGCCTTTTTTCTCCCATTTCTGTCTTGCCTCGAATTCAGAGAGAGAATGTACCCTGCATTTGCAGCCCCAACCGTTCTGTGGGTAATGACTATTCCACCACTCATCGTCCGCAGGTAAAATCAGACTATCCCACGCTTTATGTTCCAGGCGCGGATGCTCAATACTGGTGTGGTCATATTCCCAGTATGGCCGCAGATGTTTCACCGCCATCATCTGCTGGTAGCGCCCAGCGTTATAAGACTGAGTAATGTTGGTGTCGTAGATTATTCTACTGCGCCAGCCGGGAGAGCCATTGTAAGACCAGCCATGCTTGGCAGCGATATCCTGAAAGCTCTGTTTAAACTCCTCGTAGCCACCGCCAGCCCACTTGGCCTTGACTATGGCGTTATAGAAATCTTCTACCAGCGCATCATGAGTCGCACCCGCCACTACAAAAGCATGACTGTGCTGCTCTTGCCAGATATCAGTCCAACCCGACGTAGGCAGCTTGATCTTTTGCTTGAAAAAATCAATTGCCTTGGAAAACGGAAGCTGCGTGTCAGGATATTTAGAATCCGTCACTTAAGATATTCCATCCAATTGTCGGCCAGATCAAGGGCTTCGGCAAACGCGCAGTTACGTCTAATTTCCTCGACAAGCCTAAACACATCCATCGTAATCGGGCTACTAAAGCCAAAACCATCCATAAATACCGTGAGCGTACTCCCCTGGTTATTGTCTTGAAGCCATTCCTCATATTTTTTTGCAATATCGAGAAGGTGAATCCTATTTTTTCTTTCCCTAGCTCGCTTCTTTTGTTTCTCCCTATACTCCAAAATCAGATTGATTTCTTCTTGTGTCAAGTCAGTAGTTCTCATCGCTCCTCCCCGCCAAATTCGCCGCCGCCATCCCCAAAGCCACCGAGTCCGCCCAGGCGGAATTATTGACCGTCAGCGCCTCCATCCTGGCAATTGCCTCATCAAACGAACCGGCCTCAGCCATAAGCGCGGCAATCTGCTGAATAAGCGCTTCTTCATGCGATACGCACAGCGCCGCCAATTGCGCGCTATACACACTGGCGATATCGGTTTGACCGTTGTCTTTTGCAGCTGCCGCCAAGGCAGTTAACTTCACCAGTGCCGCATTAGCAGCTGGGGTCGTGTCAGTTTTACCGGAAGCAACCAACAGCTTACTGTTTTTCCCTGCACGTGGAATCTGCAAAGCCCGATGAGCAAAATCCACATCAATCTCCATGCCCATACTCGCGCCCTTTTCCAACAGATCAACCATAGCTTTCTGATCTACAGGCTCGGCAGTATCGTATTTAAAGGCAGGTATCCGGTTTTCAGGGAACATGCCATTGATAAGCACAATAGGCACGATCAACTGACTATTCATAGTCGGCTCAATCTGCCGCACATCGTGTAGCATAATTTCACGCCGCACCTTGTCATGGATCAAGCCCAGCGCATTAGTACTGGACTTGCCGTCGGCCTGGCTGGTCAGCGTACCACCTAGAATTGACACTGACTGTTTTCGTTCCCAGTATTCAGCGCCACTCAAAAAGTCTTTTACATTACCGCCCTTGGCCTCGATAAAATCAATAGTCATTGTTGATGGCACCACGCCCGCGCCATCGTTGCCGATATTGCGCACCGCCCGTAGTAACGCATCGCGCTCCGGCTTGCCGATTCCGGCTGGATACTTACCTATCCGCAACGGCAGGCCGTACATCTCCAAAAACCGCTGCATATCCCGAATGTTGTAAGCCTTGTAAGCATACGTCCACGCCAACACCCTGAACAGCGCGGCTTGTTCAATATATCCGGACTTGGCCCGATGCTCATGCACCACCCATCCCCATTGCCGCAACGGTTCAGGCATGCCGTTTTTCAACAGCATCAACTCACCGCTATCGCGATTGATTTGAAAATTCCGTTGCGGCTCCCAGTTTAGCGCCTTCGGAACCCATTCATTGCCGGTTTGCCAGTCGATTTCCAGAGCGGCTATCCCTTTGCCAATAGCGTCGGTAATATCGTACTGAGCATCTTCAAACTTGGGGATCTTGATCAGCATATCGGACAGCTCCTTAGTTCGATCGAGCTCCGACTGGTTAGCATCATCTAGCGGATGCAATTGCCAACCCAGACCGGTTACAGACCGCCGCCGCTTGCCCATCTCACCGAAAATGTGCGCATCTTGCTCCTCGATCAGTTCAAACAGAGCCGCCTGATTGGTAATATAGCCTTGGTCTGCCTGAGCAAACGCCGCTGCCAGTCGAGACGGGTCCAGCGTATTAACCGACGCGTAATTCAACGCCGTACTTTGCGTGGAACGCGCCCCCGCCTGCAATATATCCAGCCCTGGTTTAACGGGCTTTTTTGATTTTTTAGCCATTATTAAGAAACCCCTCATCTAAAAAGCCGCTCATCCAATCCAACGCCTCATCACTACCAACCACATAAGGGCAGTCTGCATCGGTCATACCCTGAAGCACCGCATCCTGGCCCTCAATAAACTCATCAGAGCTAATCATCATCCCAATCATCCTCATCCTGCCTTTGTCTACTGTACGAACGTCGTTGATTACGGTTGCCGACTGCCGATGTGTATTCCCATTCGCCGCCGAACTGGGTCGCAATATTGCGCAGCATCTCCAGTGCATCCGGGCCGTCGTCATGATCGGCTTCCGGCCAGAACTTCAACTGCTCAATCATGGTTTTTTGGTTGTGGTGCAGCCGGATCAGGGCATTATTGACGTGAGGCTGCAAACTGATGATACGTAGCGCCTTGTCACTGTCCGGCACCACCGGAACCCCAGGGAAAGCCACGCCACGCGCGGCAGATTGCTTTAAAATTTCAGTGAACAAAAAATACTGAAACTGCACCGTTTCAACTGCCCACGCAATACAACCGTATTCAATTTGAAAATCAATAGCCCGACTGATAATCAAATCAGGCACCCGGCGGCAAATATCCGCCTCGACCACGTCAAGCACCAATGTCTTCCTGTTAAATCCGCCGACCAAAATAGCCGAAGGATCGCCCTTGCTGGCCTTTTTTCCTAAACTGGGATCGATAGCGCCAAAAAATAGCCATTCATCCAGCCGGTTAACCCAAAACTGAATGTTTTTGAACGGCGCGTTGTCATCATTACCCGCCTCGTTTTGCTGTTCCTGGCTGAATGCATCGTGATCGGTGGCTCGCATACACATCAACCGATACAACGGTCGCACATCCAGCCAGCTGAGTTCAGCACCCTGATCCATCGCAGCTTTGTTTTCTTGATAAAACGCCAGCGCCTCATCTTCCGCCGCCGCCTTTTCGTCATCATCGCCACCCCGTGTATAGATGGCCTCCCACTGATCCCACAGCGCCATATTGTCCGGCCAGCGCATGATCGAGCGGAAAACCCGACGCCGCCAACCAGGGGCGCGACTGACCCGATTAATAGCCGCGTCGTAATGCAGACTGGTACCGACCCAAAACACATCCATACCGCCGCCCGGAGGAGCCAAGCCCAGCACCGCACTCAACACATACTTCTGGGTTTTATCGCGCTGCGCCTTTTGCTTAACCTGTTCATCGTTTTCCAGATCGTCCAGGAAGACCAGATCGGGCCGGTACGGGCCGTGCTTCATACCCCGGATTTTCTTGCCGGTACCGCCGATGCGAATCTTGGTATTGTTGGCCGTGATCGCCATAGTGGTCTGCCAAACACGCCCCTGGCCGCAAGCCTCAGGAAAGTCCTGCGCCAGGCGCGGATTGGTGTCCAGTTCCGCCTTGATAGACTCCAGCATCTCAGCGGCCTGTTCCTCGGTATTCATAATGATGCCGATCATATGCTTGCGACCGGTCACAATGCACCACAAGCTGCCCAGCTGAGTCTCATAGGTCGATTTAGCCTCGCCGCGCGGAGCCTGATGCACTTCGCGGCCATCAGTCGGGCCGTCGATCACTTCCGGCAAGCGCTTAAACAAGAACTGCTGAAACAGCGAAAAAAACGCCGTCGGCACATAGTGCGGGAAATAGGTTTGGCAAAAAAATTGATAATCATGCCATGCCCGTTCCCGCCGCTCCTTGCTGGCAGCTGGATCGGTAGCAAACGCCTCGCACTCCAGCTCAATCTGATTGCGGATTTCTTCGCCCAGCTTGGCCAGCTCGCGTTCGAACTCCTTCCATGAGCGTATTTCCTGAATGTCATCCATAACGCTTACCCAAAATTGCCCCAATATCCTCCAGGTGTGGCTGTAGTGCCCGCAATGCCGCCGGGTCATTCGCGCGTAAATAATCGGCAATCGTCTTTAACGTATCCAGAGAAACCGACAAACCGGAAAAAGCCGGATTAATCCGCGCAAACGCCTTGGCAAACTTAGCGTTAGCGTCAGACAGCTGAGCCATCAGCCCGACCTTACTTGCTGCTGGAATTTCCGCCACCTCCAGCTCGCGTAACGTAGTAATCATCTGCCGGGAAAAATCCTCAACCATCTGCTGGTTAAGCTCATCTATACCCGCATCACTGATGCGATAGGCGGCGCGCGCGGTATCCCAGTCGTCACCCTTGGCTTTAGCCTTGGTTTTCCAGTCCCGCGCGGTGTCGTAGCTGACGCCGCTACTTAAAGCGGCCCCATTAAGCGGCAGACCCTCAATATAAAGCCGCCGCAACTTATCTCGGACATCTTGAGAATGCGCCATTACAGCTTCTTCATTAGTTCAATCGCAGCAGTGACTAATGCTGCGGATGCGCCGCCGCCTATCGCGCTGAACTTGGCAATCTCCCTGATAATGCCCTTATCCTCTTTTTCCAAGTCAGATACCCGCGCCTCCATGCCATCAATGCGTTTGTTGATAGCCTCGCCCTGATCGGTGATCTGCCTAACCAGACTTTCCTCCATGCGATTCATACGATCATTACTGGCGCCATCCAGACGGCGAATGTCCTCTTTGATGTCGCCTATCCGCGCTGTCAGGCTTTGGTGCATCGTTTCGACGGAGCCGGTCAGCTGACCAATGCTGCGCATAATGTTGTCAGTATCAGTCATGCTGAACATCCTTTAGTATTTCAAAATCGATTAAGGCACCTAATCGTGCCCGACAAGACTCGTATTGACCTTTGGCGGAACCGATCCAGTCTGCGATGTCGGTATCGGTGGCAACGGCGGCATCTTCTGCAGCAGATGAGCCGGTGGTTTGGGGCACGGCGCTGCTATCATTGTCGGTGTTGTTGAGCAGGCGGACAGCAGCGCCATTAAGACAAGCGCGGCCAGTGGTAACTTTAGAAAGGGCATGGGAAAGCTCCTTGGTTTTTTGGGTTAAATGGGATTCGGTCTGCGCCAGTCGATCAGACAGCGTATCGCCAAGCGCCTGGGCAGCTATAAACCGTTCGCGGTACACTTTTTCAGCGACTGCCTTCTCGTTGGCATGAGCGGCCTCCATCTGTGCGATCTGCTTACCTAACACAGAATCGGTTACAAACCAGCCAGCGCCGGAACCGATAGAAAAAGCAATAAATGCAACTATCATTAATGGATTCATCAGCACTCCTGGTGAGCGTAGCGATTACCGGGAAGCTCGCGAGGCACAGTCGATGCAGGCAGCTCGCCTTTGTATAAAACCGGACTAGCTATCACATCGCCGACCTTGTAGCGCGGCATACTGATTGCTTTGGCTAGAGACAACTCTATTTGCGCGCCTTTGGAATCTTCCCAATAAGGCAAAAATGCCACGCAATCACAGGTCAGCATCTGCGCGATAGACAGCCGCATATAGCCGCCCCAGCTACCACATGGCGGTGCCGCATTCTCAGCCGGGTTTTCAACATCAAACCCTAGCGCCCGCAGACTTGCCGCGGCCTCATTAAATGCCGGGTAGTTATAATCCGTCAGGCCTGACATAGGCCCGGCCAAATAAATGCGAGTCATGGCGACACCCCCAAACCCCAACCAAGATAAAGAGGTTGTAAATGCTCAAGAATCCGCTGCGGATAACCTAAATTTTCCGGGCAGAATTTCAGACTGCGCCGGGCCGTACCGCAAGCGAGGTCCACCGCCTCGCGCTGTACCGACCCGGCCACCTTGGCCTCCTGTTGCCAATGCCCCAACCCGCCGTTATAGCCACGTAAAGCCGCCCACAGCCGGTCATAATCAGAACTACCCGCCACACGCTCGAACAGCCAGCGGTCATAACCTACTAACGCGCGCATTGCCCAGACCGGGTTACTGGGCTGGCAATCGATGCTCTTCGTACCGGTCTTGGCACACCACCACTTTGCCGTGTCCGGCATAAATTGCGTCATACCCAGCGCACCCACCCGAGACACCGCTTGCGGGTTCCAGCCGCTTTCCTGATGGATCTGTGCGGCAAAAACGGCAACCGGCGCATCCAACCCCCACGCAGCATGGGCTGTACGCGTTAAACCGGCCCGATATTGGAGCGCGGCACGCGGCATTGCCTGAGCAGCTGCCGGAGTTGTAATACAGGCCGCCACAATGAGCACCCCTATTAAGAACCAACAGAAACACCCCAGCCGCCCTTTCAGCGTTCGTACTCGACGCCCTTGCATTTAAGCCCC